AGGGACCCGAAAATTTATGGCCGGCATGAGGCCAGCGATTATCCGGTCCGAGTAACCTAACGTCACATTCCCCTGATGCGTCGCGCTTCGGCTAGATCACAAATGTGCTTAGCCGCGACGACCACGGATTCGTCGACATCAGCGCGACAGCGTTGAAGGCCGCCATCCGCGGATCGATCTTGGCCGATCCAGAGGCGCGCTTCGTAATCATGATGGGATTGCCCTTCGGCCTCATCCAACAAAGAAGATCGATGGCTCCCCTTGGGCTTCCGGGTTGAGGGTCATGAGGGCGACCGCATTGAAGGCCGCTATCAGCGGATCAATTTTGGCATACCCTGACGCCTGCTTCGTAATGGTGATCGCATTGCCACGGGGTTCTACACGAGCATTGCCGACAGACCAGTCCATCAGCCGCTGATCTGAGTGGCGGAAGGTGCCGTCGGCGAGTTTCCGCTCAGTTGCCTTGATGGCACCGGACAGCTTCCAACCTTGCGTGATCCCGACCACCCTGTCCTGCCCTTCGATGCCGACCCCGGCGAGGGCATCGACAACGGCGCCGACGCCGAAAGGGTCAAGGCCTACGGCCTGCAATAGTCCGGTCTTGTCGACGCGCTCCGCCAGCGCTGCAATCTCCTCGATGTCGTCACCAAAGTGCTCGCAGATTGCGAGTTCGCCCGCCCGCTCGAAGTCCCGCAGCGCCGATACCTCGCTCTTGCGGCGTTCCAGTACGGACGCATGGGCCCAGGCCTTCGACCACAGTAACCATCGTCTTGAATCCTTCTCTCGGCCTAGCACCGCGAACCCGAGAAGATCGTCGAGCCCGCCTCCATCAATACCAATCACCACGACTTCGCTTCGGGCCAGAAGCTCATCGAGAGTCAGCGTCCTGTCTGTAGCTTGCAGCCAATAATCGGCGCCTACCCAGCGATCGGACCTCAGTGCTAGGCCAATCTCGATATTGAGGTGCTGGGAGGCCCAGCGGACGATCTCGCCTTGCCCCTTTTGCTTGGCCTTCTCCCAGTCTTCCTCGAGGCGCGCGATCGAGACTGACTTTTCCCGATTCGGTGTCACCATCCACCAGTTCTTGGGGTCCTGCCATGCTGGGGGATTTCCGCGGTCATTGGCGATTTCTTCCGGGAACTCATAGAGCACCGGCAACATGGCCCCGCTCGACTGGCGGTCGCGGATGCCTCGTGCCACTGCCAGTTCCGCGCGGAATGCGCCTCTCGGCGGTTCGTCCGACTGCGTGGTGATGAACATGAGGAAGCCCTCGGGATTAGGCAGCAAGCCACCGCGCAACTGGCCAATGATGCGCTCAGCCGCAGGGTTCCTGGCGATCTCATGCAACTCGTCGAGAAGCACCCCTGCCGGCTTCACGCCGGTGAGCACGCTGGTGTCGAAGGCCTTGATCTCCAGCGTGGCCTTGGTCCGACGGTCGGTGATCTTCCGGAGGTGCTCCTGGATGTGCATGCGTTTCGGCAGGAAGCCCTCTCTGTCCTTGTCGATCATGCCCAGCGCCTGGCTGAATGCGATATGCGCGAGGGAGACGGTAGGCGCGATCAACAGGAATTCCGCCCTCGGCCGCTCGTTCATCAGCAGCGTAGTCTCCATAAGCGCTGCTGCATACGTAGTCTTGGAACTCTTCTTGGGCGCCAGAAGGAACACCTCCCGGATCATGCGCTGTCGGGTGCCCGGCAGCACCGATCCGTGCAGTGCTCCCACAATCTCCCGGAACCAGTCGGCGCCAGCTTCGGCGAGGGTTGGGGTGCCGGGTACATCGGGAAGCCGCAGCTTGTTGAAGATAGCTATCGCACGATCCGCGCGTGCCCAATCGAGGTCGGGTAGCGGCGGCAACAGGGAGCGGCCGGCTTGAATCCGCTCACGCCAGTCGGGAACGGATAGATCCCAGGCCATCAGTTCACCAGGTGGCTCCAGTCGGTCCCTTCGCTCGCCGTGAGCGCCTCAGCCTCTGCTGCTGCTTTCTTGCCCAATGGCTCGGGCTGTAGCGGACGCGGCGTGTACTCAGACCAGTGTGCCCGCACCCGAAGCCAGAAGATCGCCGCCTGCAGGCCCTCCCGATTGGGCTTGCACGCCATGTTGAACAAGTTCTGCGCCACCTTCGCCGTCGCCTTGATGCCTCCAAGCTCGATCTGCTCAGCGTAGTGCAGCCGCAAGGTCTTCGGGTCGATCCCGATCAGCTTGGCGATCTCGTCCTGGGGAATACCAAAACCGCTCAAGCTCTCAACGAGATCCTGCGTTTCCTTGGTTGGGATGTGAGGAGGACGACCACGGACACCAGTCACGGTACTGCTCCTTCGGTGGCACCAACGTCTGCCGGGATGCCAGCACGTCTGGCAGCAGCCGTTTCCGCAAATGTCTGTCCGGTGCTCTCCAGCATCGCCTCGATGCCGGTGTAGGCCTGCCACCGCTCGACAGTCACGTCGACGTAGATCGGATCGACCTCGACCAGGCGCGCACGCCGACCCATCCGCTGCGCAGCGATCATGGTAGTGCCAGAGCCGCCGAAGGGGTCGAGGACGATGTCACGAGGGCGGGAGGAATTGCGGATGGCGCGGTCCACCAGCGCCACCGGCTTCATCGTCGGGTGCAGTTCGTTCTTTGACGGCTTATCGAAAAACCAGACATCTCCCAAGCTACGATCACCACACCAGTAGTGTTCGCCGCCCTCCTTCCAACCGTACAGGATAGGCTCGTACTGGCGCTGGTAATCGGCGCGGCCAAGCGTGAACGTGTGCTTGGCCCAGATGACGAAGGTTGACCAGCGACCACCCGCCTCCCGGAATGCGCGCTGCAACGTGTCCAACTCGGACGACGACATGCAGATGTAGATCGCGCCCTTCGTCACGGCGAGGATGTTGATGCTGGCGACGCGCAGCATCGCCTCGAAGCCTTTGCCGGGCTGGTCGTTCAGGATCGGCCGCTGCTTGCCGCGCTGCTTGTCCTTGGCCGAGTTCGCGTAGTTCACGCCGTAGGGCGGGTCGGTGAAGCACATGTCGGCCCGGCCAGCCCCGAGGACCCGTTCGATGTCGGCCGGGACCGTCGCATCGCCGCACAGCACTCGATGCTGGCCGCAGATCCAGAGATCACCGGCCCTTGATATCGGGACTGTTGGTGGTTCAGGAGCTTCATCGGGATCTGCCTCGGTGGTGACGTTGCGCAGCAGTGCCTCGATCTGCAGCTCGCCGAAGCCCGTCAGCGCGAGATCTGCGCCGAGTTCACGCAGTTCCCCAAGTTCGACGCGCAGCAGATTCATGTCCCACCCGGCGTTGAGGGCCAGCTGGTTGTCCGCGAGCAGGTAGGCGCGCTTCTGGGCATCGGTCCAGCCAGACGCGACCGTGACCGGGATCTCCGCCAAACCCAGGTGCTGGGCGGCGAGCACCCGACCATGGCCAGCAATGATATTGCTCTGCTCGTCGATCAGAACCGGCGTGGTCCAGCCCCATTCCCGGATGGAAGCGGCAAGCTGCGCGACTTGCCGGGGGCTGTGTGTCCGCGCATTGCGAGCCGACGGGATCAGCGCGGCGACTGGACGCCGCTCGACCGCGTCAGCGGGCCATGGCCGGCCAGGCTCGGCGTGCACAGGGCCGGTTTTCTTGCCCGCGGGGAGCGTTTCGGCCGCTATGGGGCTCAACGGCGCCTCCTTAAGATACCCGCCGACCTTCGGCCCTTATGGCTATTGGCGAACGGGAAAATTTTCTCTCCATGAGACCAGGTGCGCTTTGGCTGCCCTAGCGAAAACGTACACCGACCGCCCCCCTTGGTCGTTCCGTGGTCCGCCTCATCCTCTCGGCGGCGGTCTTTAGCGAGTGGCAGGCGCCGCACAGCAGCCAGAGGTTCGATCGCTCCAGCGGCGCGCCGCCATCCTTCAGCTCGACGATGTGGTCAACGAACATCCTGCGCTCCGCTCGACCGCATCCTGGCGCCTCGCATCGTCCTCGAGCTTCACGTCGAACACGATCACGCACTTCGAACCACTCGCGCGATAGGTAGAACCTGTCTGCTCTCTTTGGCAGCGGCTTTGCCGTGTGCAAGTTCGTTACCGCGATGCTTGGCTTGAGCGTCCGCATGATCGACTCATCGCCTCTCGCGTTATCAATCGATCCGGCGCGTCGCGTTGTCTACCTCGCAGATGTCTCACACATTCGTGCAGCGCCTGTTAGACGTCCCTTGACACCGCGCGGGTGCGCTCGACCAGGTAACGGCATGACCATGTCAACGGTAAGTGCTGATGGTTGAGCTTCCACGCGATGACCGACAACACGTACTCGACTCGGCGATTGGCGGTCGCCCGCGAGATGCCAAAGTATCGGCAGATTTCCTTCCACGGCCTGCTATCGACCCGCATCCAGAGCAACTCGGCGTCCTCCGGCTCCAACCAGAGCAACCAGAGCAACGCGCCCTCGGGCGACGACGGACATGGCGGCTGCTCTGTGCCTGAGCCTTGCTGTCCAAGTGCCGCGACCGTCTTGGTAAGCTGCGCCTCGACCATCTTCGGCGTCCAGTAGATCATGATGACGCTCCTTTCGACTCCACTCGTCAGCACCTCCTGCGCCACCTCACCTGCGCTATAGACATCTCCTGTGTAGAGACACCCCTCTGACAAGAATTATCTAGATAGCGCCACCGTCTGAGGTGGCAGATTTTTGGCCCATCTGCCTCCGTGTCAGGTGGCAGTTTCAGGGGTCTGCCTCCGGATCAGGTGGCAGTTGTACCTCCGGATCAGGTGGCAGATTTTGACGGTCTGCCTCTGTATCAGGTGGCAGGTTTGCCGCTGCTTTAAGCCCCCGGCCTGCCTCCATATGAGGAGGCAGACGGGCGTCTGCCCTCTTCGAGCGCGGCAGCCAAGTGAGCTCGAACAGGGTCGCGCGGCGGCCGCCAACGCGATGACATCGAACAACGCCGGCCCTTTCAGTTTCCTCTATGGCATCCGCCACAAGGCCGGCACTGATACCGAAGGCAACGAGCTGGCGGTGCGGCGCTTTAAGTCGCCCGTTCTCTCGACCTCCGTGACGGAGGTGTTCGCGGATGAGAAACAGCACCAGCCGGAACGCGGCGAGGCTCAGGCGAGCAGCCGCCATCCGTTCAACAACGTCGCGGGTTAGCTTGACGAACGCGCCAGCCGACTCGACTCGTGCCTTGCCGTTGATCATGGCTGGCCCTGCCGCTGCAGGACGTCCAGCCAGTCGGTGTCGGACTCCGGCGGGATGTTGACCAAGACCTCGATCGTCCGGGCCAGTCGCTGGGCAAGCGCGTACGCCGCCCGCTGGCCGGTGTAGTTGCTGTCGTTGTCGCCGAAGATGTGCACGCGCTGGATGCCAGGCGGCGGCTCGAAGGTTTCGACGCCGTAGGCTGTGAGCGCGGCCCACATCGGGATGCCGAAGAGCTGGTGCGCGGCGAGGCAGGTCTCGATGCCCTCGCCGATGCCCATTTCGTCCTCGACCTCGTGCAAGCGCACGGCGGCGCCCTTCAGCGTCCCCGCCACCTCGGTGTTCTTCTTGCGCGGCTCGACGTCGGCCAAGTAGACGCGGTGGGCGCAAACCAGGTTGCCGTCCGGCGCCAGGATCGGTGCGACGACAGCAGGGAAAATGTTGCGCCGATAGCGGTCCTTGTCGAAGTAGGGACAGTCAGGATGCCCGAGGAGCACGGACGACGACACGGCGATGCCGCGTGATTGCAGGTAGCGGGGGACAATCTCCGGCGCGGTGGCCGCCGAGATCAGTTTGTGGGTCGCCGCCAGCTTTGCCGCGTTGGTCCGCGCAGGCCTCTCGATCGACGCGCGCCGCTGTTCGGTCCCCAGGACATCGTCGACCTGACGACACGCTTCTGCGTGGCTCCAGCCGTGCACCCGGCGCAGCAAGAGGATGCCGGATCCCGGGCCGCACTGGTTACAGAAGTACCAGCCGTCGCCGTACTTGTCGGTGAAGCGGAAGCGGTCCTTGCCGCCGCAGATCGGGCAGGGCCCATGGCGGCCGGTCAGGAAGCGCTCCTCAACCCCGAGCGTCGGCAGGACCTCGCGCCAGTGCCCCCGCGCCCGGTCGGCGGTACTGATCATGACGCCCGGGCCTTCTGTCGCCGCCGGTGGAAGGCGATGAGGCGCGATCGCGCATAGGCCCGGACCTCGTCGCCGGGCGGCAAAGGCTCATCGTCTCGCCATCCGCCCGGCGGCCAGGCTTCGAACTTCTTCCTGAAGGTATGGGCGACCCAGCCGGGGTGGAAGCCGCGCTCATGCCGGAGGCCCAGCAGTTGACGGTGGAAGTTTCGCCTGTCCAGATCGGTGTAGGCGCCCTGCTGACTCCTGCCGCCCTGGAGCAGCACGAGGTCGCCGTCCTGGATCTCTACGGCATCCGGCTTGACCCGCCGACGCCATCCGCAGTTGGGGCAAGCCTGCGCCTGCCAGAAGACCATCGAGCATTCCGGGCAATCGACCAGCCGACGAGCTGCACCGCTTCCACCTGCGCCCGACGCCGGCCGGGCGCGCTCCTTGTCGGACAGCGTCCAGAGGACGTCGGTCTCGACCGGGCCATGCATGTGGGTGGCGCCGGCGTGGTCGAGCACGAGCAGGTGATCCTTGCCGGGGGCCGGGCGGAGCCCGCGACCGACGATCTGGCGGTAGAGTCCGAAGCTCTTCGTCGGCCGCGCCAAGACGATGCACTGCACCCCGGGCTGGTCCCAGCCCTCGGTCAACACGCCGACATTCACCACGACCTCGATCGTGCCCTTCTGGAGGCCGGCCAGGATAGAGTCGCGCTCCTGCGCCGGGGTGTCGCCATCGAGGTAGCTGGCGACGACCCCGGAACGGGCAAACTCGTCCCGCAGGTGGACGGCGTGAGCGCGGGAAATGGCGAACACCACGGTCCGGAGCGCGGCGGCCAGGCGGTGCCAGTGGGTGACGATGTCGCCGACCAGCACCGGCTTGTCGAGGCGCTGCTCGAGCTGGTCCTCGTCGAAGTCGCCGGCGACCGTGCGGATGCCCTCGAGGTCTGGCTTGGTCGGCGCGAAAACGCGCGTGGGCACCAGGTAGCCCTGCTCGATCAGCTCGCGGATGCTAGGGCACTCGATCAAGGACTCGAACAGGGCGCCGAGGCCCCGACCATCGGCACGGCAGGGCGTGGCCGTCAGGCCGAGCACCACGGCGTTCGGGTAGGACTTGATGATGCGCGCCCAGGTGCGCGCGGGCGCGTGGTGCGCCTCGTCCACCACCAGCAGTTCGGCCTCCGGCAATGGCAGGGCGCAAGAGCGCACCGCCCTGCGGTGCAGGGTGCTGATCGAGGCGACTTGGACTGGCGCATCGGATCGGACAGGGAAACCGGCCGCGATGATGCCGTGGTCGAGGCCGACGTCGTAGAGCTTGCGGCTGGCCTGCTGGACCAGCTCACGGCGGTGGACCAGGAACAGCACCGGCTTGTCGGTGATCACCGCGTCATTGACGACCGCGGACGCGATCACGGTCTTGCCTCCACCGGTCGCCAACGGCACCAGGAGACGACGGCGGCTGCTTCGAATTGCCGTCTGTATTCGCTCAACGACGGCCCGCTGGTAATCCCTGAGCTGGGGAGCACCCTTCGGCCGGATTAGAGGTTCCTGCTGCAGCACGACGAGCCTGTCGGCGGGGCTGGCTAGTCGATCGCCGGCTCGGCCGACGCAGACCTGTTCGTTGGCCGCCACTTCGGCAGGTCGGGCGGAAATTTATTGACGCCGTGAACCAAACCGGCCCGATCGACAATGAAGTGCCGCTTCGACTCGTCGCCGGCCACGAAATGCTTGCACGCCGGGCAAAGTCCAATGTCGCGGCGAGCGGTAGGAGCGGCGTGGCCCATGCGCTGGGCGTAGATCGCGCAGCCGGTGCGATTGATCTCGACGTCATCGACGCCGGTCTGCACGGCGACCACGCCGAAGTGAGCACAATCCCGGCAGTAGGCGCCGGCCGGCCCCTCGCCCGCGTACGACGCCATGCCAGGTACGACCGCCTTCTCGTCGTCGAGAGGTTTCAGCCGGATGTGGGATCCATTGCCGCGCTTGGCCGGCTTAGCCTGCCACTCGCCGGTGAAGAGATCGCCCTGAAGGGCGCTCGCGCGCGCGGAGTCAGGCTTCGACATGGCTAATCTCCACGTTGAGTGAACTATTTTTGTTGCTGGTATTGCGCCGTGGCGGTCGGGCGATCGCGATGTACGTCCAGCTCGCGGACCCGAGGCGCCGTTGAACGAGGTGCACCAGCCCGCGCTGGGCCGCCCGCCACAGTTGGCTCGCGACCCCGACCAGTGCTCGCCTCTCCCGCTCTGGCAGCCAGGACGCCATTGGCATCCCTGCAGCCTGCAAGAAACCCGGTGAAGTATTCCAGAGACTGTCCCGGCCGAGCCTCCCTCAGCCACTGGCGCACCGCCGTAATGCGTTCGTTGTCAGACATCGCAGCACCACTTTTGCCGAACGATGCCGAACATCGCGTCCGCAGTGGGTGGTCATTGGTTGGTCAAAGTTGGTCTGGACGACCGCCAGGCACTTGGGTGGAGTCGGCCCCACGTCGCCACGTACTTGGAGAAGGCGGATGGTGAGGCGGTCACAACGCACCGGGCGGCCGATCGGCCCCGCACCCGCGCGACCGGCGCTCTCAAAGACCCTGACGCTGCGCGAGGCTCTGCTCGCGTTTGGCGATCCCGAAGAGATCGCGGAGATGCTCCGTCTCGAGAAGGCAGGCTATGGCGGTTACGGCGCCGATATCTTTTTCATCGGTGGCCCGGAGACGCAGTCCGACCGCGATCGTGCACGACATGCGCGATTGCACCAGAACGCCGAGGATGCGCTTCACGCAAAGCTGGTCACTGGGGAGGCGATTGCGACGGGCAGAGACCCTCGTCAGGCCATAGATGCAGCCCGTGTTCGCATCCCTTCCGAGCGCTGGAGGACCCTCGCCTTCGACTTTGCGAATTCAGCCGCCATAGGGGACGGAACCCGAATCACCGAGGTCTTGGTTCCAAGCGTCACCGAGTTGCACATCCGGAAGGCCGCGAGGACCGCACAGCTCGGAGTCACGCGGCTCATCCTCGCACCGCAAAGCTTTGACCTGCTGGTGATGCTCGCAGAGGCCGCTCCCGCGCCTGTAGCGCACAGCGAAATTAGGGAAAGGCTCTTTCGTAAGCGAGAGGAGAAGGCCGTCGGCGGCGGCATCGCAGTGCTGAAGCGGCAAATGGTCCGTAGCGGACTAGATCAAGCGCTCGTTGATGACTTGATCGTCGTCGTTCGTCGTATCGGATACCGAATGACGCTTCGCGCGGAACAGGTCGGGAGCGAAGATTGAGGCCAGGACAGAGGTCAACCAACCTTGACCACCCAATGGCTGACCTCGGACCAGGGCCGGCGCGCGTAGGCTTGCCGCGTGTCTGGATTAGGTGCGCGGCTCCCCAACGAGATGACGCCCGACGAGCGCATCGCCGAGATCGGCGAGGTTCTTGCGGCAGGGCTGGTTCGTCTCCACCGCCAGAAGTCCAGTTCTTTAGCTGCTGACCGAGGAGACAGTTCACTCGACTTGCATGCCGACCAGAGCGGTCGTGCCACTCCCGAAACCGAGAGGAAGGCATGACGACGGACGACAATGTGCTGGGCCGGATCGCCGCGTTGAAGGCGATGCCCGTGGGCGAACTGCGGCGCCAGTGGCAAAAACTCTTCGACATTCCGCCACCCAGGTATAACCGCCGCTACCTGGAGGCCCGCTTGGCCTATCGCCTGCAGGAGCTCGCGTACGGCGGCCTGAAGGCCACCACAGTGGCGCGGCTGGAGGCGCTTGGCGAACAACTCGACGCCGGTGATATCGCCGTTCGACGGCGACGTGCGGATGACCGGCCCATTGCCGGCACCAAACTGATCCGCGAGCATCAAGGCGTCCTGCACGAGGTGACCGTGCTGAAGGACGGCTACGAGTGGCGGGGCCGGTCGTTCAGATCGCTGTCGGCGATCGCCCGAACCATCACGGGCGTCAGATGGAATGGCCCGAATTTCTTCGGCCTTCGCAATCGGCGTGCCGGCAAATGAGCAAGTCTCTGTCCCGCCGCTTGCGCTGCGCCGTGTATACCCGCAAGTCGAGCGAGGAGGGGCTGGAGCAGGAGTTCAACTCCCTCGATGCCCAGCGCGAGGCCTGCAGCGCATATATCGCCAGCCAGAGGTCCGAAGGCTGGACCCTTCTCGCCGGCCGCTACGACGACGGCGGCATCTCCGGCGGCACGCTCGACCGTCCTGCCCTGAAGCGCCTGCTCGAGGACACCGAAAAGGGTCTAGTCGACGTCGTGGTCGTATACAAGATCGACAGGCTCAGTCGCGCCCTGATGGACTTCGCCAAGCTGGTTGATGTCTTCGACCGCAACGGCGTCACTTTCGTCAGCGTCACCCAGGCCTTCAACACCACGACAAGCATGGGCAGGTTGACGCTGAACATCCTGCTGTCCTTTGCGCAGTTCGAGCGGGAGGTCATCGGCGAGCGGATCAGGGACAAGATCGCTGCCAGCCGCAAGCGCGGTATGTGGATGGGAGGGGTTGTCCCTCTCGGTTATCGCGTCCACGAGCGCAAGCTCGTCATCAACGACAAAGAGGCCGAGGTTGTGCGCGCCATCTTCCGGGGCTTCGTTGAGCTCGGCTCGGCCGTGCTGCTCGCGCGCTCCCTGACCGCCGACGGCTATTGCACACGGCGGGGCAACCCGTTCGACAAGGCCACCATCTACAAGATCCTCGCGAACCGCATCTACATCGGCGAGGCGGTGCACAAGGGCATCGGCCACCCCGGCGAGCACGAGCCGATCATCGATCGCAGGCTCTGGGACCGGGTCCGCTCCGTGCTGCAGGAGAGCCCGCGTGCGAGGGCGGGTCGAGCTCGCGCCCAGATGCCCGCCCTGCTCAAGGGCCTTCTCTACGGGCCCATCGGCCGGGCCATGAGCCCCACCCACACCCGGCGCGGCAACAAGCTCTATCGCTACTACGTCAGCCAGTCGGTGCTGAAGCATGGGCCCGAAGCCTGCCCGGTCCGACGCGTCCCGGCCGCCGAGATCGAGGCCGCCGTCGTCGACCAGCTCCGCATCATGCTGCGGTCGCCGGAGGTCATTGTCGCCACGTGGCGTGCGGCTCGAGCCCAGATCGAGGGCCTATCCGAGACTGCGGTCCGGGAGGCCCTGGAGCGCCTCGACCCGGTGTGGGACGAACTCTTCCCGGCCGAGCAGGCGCGCATCGTCCAGCTGCTAGTCGCGCGGGTCGATGTTGGCGCAGACGGCCTCGAGATCCACCTCCGGACCAACGGCCTCGCCAGCACCTTCCGACAACTGGCAGCGATTGGCGGACCAACGGAGGTGGCCGCGTGAGCAAGTCTGCATCCCCTCCGCACGACGACGTCGTCCGGGTCCGGGTGCCGTTCTCCATCCGCAAGCGCGGCGGCCGCAAGCTAATTGTCGTTCCGGCAGGCGCGACGTCGACACCAAGTCAACCGCGTATCGACAGCGCCATGGTCAAAGCCCTGGCCCGCGCTTTCCGGTGGCGAAAGCTGCTGGAAACCGGCGTTTACGGGACGATCGAGGATTTGGCGTTGGGCGAGAAGATCAACGCGTCTTACGTCAGTCGCGTCCTCCGGCTGACGTTGCTGGCGCCGTGCATCGTCGAGGGCGTCGTCGACGGCCGCCACCAGCCAGAACTGACCCTGGCAAAAATTATGAAGTCGTTCCCGATCGCGTGGGCTGAGCAGCCGACTTTTATGCAACTGACCTCCGCGCCGTCGCGGACCGATAGGAGCGACAACCTACCCGATTAAAGAAAGGAGCGATCATGGATGAGAATCAGAGCAAGGACGAATGGCTCGCCGTGCGCAAAGCGGAGGCGAAGCAGATTGACCCTGATCCGGCCGAGATCGATTTCAGCTGGGGGCAAATTCTTGACCCCTATGGGTTGGATCCTGACCTGCCTGAGGAATATCAATGCATTGGCCGCCTGTACTTTGCGCGCAGGCCGGGCAGCGACACTTGGGTATGCTTCTATGACCTACCAGCTGACGTGCGCGAACCACTATGGAAGCGGGCAAGCGCCGAACTGCCGGGACTGTCGTTGTGGTGATCCTATTCCAAAGTGCCCTGATGCCGAGTGCATGCGGGGTTAGCCTTCGACGAGTTCTCGGCGGCATCCCCCGCAGTTGACGTTGACAGAGCTCATTCGGCCCTTCCCGGCCAACTGGGATGGCCAGATCCCGTATTTCTTGTCGCGGTAACCTCGCCTCACATAAGTCCGAATCTAGCTTCGGTCAGGCGCTCTATTCGGCTGATACCGCTGGACCGGATAGCGCTGCACAACCATCACCTCAGAAAGGTGCCGACGATCGACGATGTACTCACGCTCAATGCTCTCCATATGATGCAGGAGCGCGCAGATGATGGCCCCCGGCGGGGCGAACGTCTTGAGCAGAACCGCTCCATCGGTGGAATACCGAGCCCAGCTTGCGGCGTGCTGTTCGGCGACGAACTGCGAACGTGACCAACAGACACCGTAGGTGCGTCGCTTGCGGTTCCACGCGCCGTCGCCCCTATAAAGCGTTACAGCTTTTCCGCGATAGGGTGGAAGAAGCGCTCGCAAGGCTGATATCAGCGCGAGGTCGTCGTTGGCCTGGTTCCGCAAGTGGTCAGCATTCCTGAACCACATCATCACGAACGCTTTCCGGATACTCATCGGGACCTTTTCCCGATGCCGCCCTATCCGTCGAAACGCCGAACGCAGCCCGATAGGATTGTCGCTCAGCCGCGTGAGCGCGGCGGCGAACCTCTCCAAGTCGGCGGCTAAGGCGCCGTTTACGAAATCCGCAACATCGGCACGCTCACGCTCCTGATGATCCCGCAGCTGGGCCAATATCGCGGCGTATTGCTGTTCTTGAGCTGTCATGAGCACCCGTCGCGATACATCTCCTCGTGCCGTCGGCAAGATGCCGCGAGGCGAACGTTGCGATGCGATGCTCGTTGGGCGTCCTGGCTGGACGCCAGCGGAGACGACAATGGTCTCATCAAAAGCCTATGCCTCGGGCGTAATGCGCGTCAAGCCGTCACTGCCCAGCGTTGTACTCAGTTGCGACGCAACCCTGACAGCCACCTTCCACAAGCTGGGTGTGCTAGTGGATTCCTAGACGCGCTCGCACTGAGTGAGTGCAGTAGTGCCGCCATGGAGGCTGAAGGAGACAAGGTGCTGGTCGCCTATTTCGATGAAGTGAAGTACCAGAAGGGCCGCTCTCCCTTCTATTGGCTCGGCGCCGTGGTCGCCGACGCAGACCTCATCAAGGATCTTGAGCGTCAGGTAAACGACTTGGCCCTGGATGTCTTCGGCATGCGGACCTTGACCAAGGAAACCGAGTTTCACGCCAGCGACATCCTGAGCGGGAACAAGCAATTCAAGGGTTGGGATTGGGCCAAGCGCATCGACACCCTCAAGCGGCTCATCACCATCTTCGGAACGGCGCAAGACCTCGGAAAGGTCTACGTCAAGATGGACGTGGAGAAGATGTGGAGTTCCGATGTGGAGGACATGGCCTTCATGTTTCTCGTCGAGCGCGTCGATCTCTACCTACGCAGACAGCAGTTGCCGGGAATGCTCATCGGTGATCGTGAAAACGAAACCATCGCCGGCAAGTTTGCGGAGAAGCTTTCACAGTACCGCACTGCCGGCACGGACTACGAGTTTGGGCATGAGCTCAAGCGCCTACTGGACACTGTGCACTTCACGCACTCCCATCACAGCAGGATGCTCCAGCTCGCCGACCTGCACGTGTGGTTAAGGCAGCTACGGGCCGCGGGGGATCATGGCAGACCGCACCGAAGGCAGATCCTCGACCACGTCTCGACCATCAACGATTGCCTGTTCGCGAATCGGTACAAGGAGTGGCCGGACAAATAGCAGGCCAACCGCGGACTGCTTTTTGCGGCCGGATTACCACAGGGAGCGCACCTGCGCCGGCGTCGGCCACACTCGCTTTGGTCGCCGCTTGGGCCGATCCCTGCCCAGCAACCGCTGCCGCCTAGGAGGCGCCGGCCCAAGCGGTACCCGTGTGCGCGGCAGCCAGCGGCTTGTGGATGAAGGGTGCAGGTCGCCCGACGCCGCACGGCGCAGCTGCGGAGAGAGCCTCAGCAAGGTCAGCCAAGCCGACCTGGTGGAAGAAATAGGGCTTGCCCGATGTCCCAAAATTCCTCATCATATGATGCAGAGAAACGGGACAAGGATGCTTATGGAACCCTCCGTTATCTGGGAGCCGGAAGAGGTCTGGGACGAGTTGGCCGCATTAGGCCTCGATTACGACGGGCTTGTCGCCTGCGTTCGATATGCGGAGCAGGAGCATTCGTTCGTCACCGCCAACGACGCGGTCGGCTTCGCGAGCTTGGTGGTCTATGACAAGTCCGGCCGTGCGCTGCGCGAAAAGTATCTTGGGGCCGACTGGAAGCGGGACAACTCAAGCAATCAGTGTGCCATACGGAACGATGCCACCAAGGTGCGGGTCGTTCCCTGCAACTTCGATGAATGCGCAGGAGATCGGCTACGCGAGCCGACAAATCGGGCTCCCAAGGGGGAAGTCAGCAAGCGCAAGTCGAGATGTAACCGAACACTCATGATCCCGGGTCTGCTCGACGATAGCACCGATCCTGACGACCAGATTCATACCTGGCTCTTGGGAATGCATATCGACGGGGTACTCCCGACAACCGCGGAGTTGAGTTTGCCGGTCGACTTTGACGGCCAGTACTACACCGAATTTGCGAAGCGCATCATTCTACTGAGCGGCAATGAGGATGATGCTCCTCGCAGTCGCCGTAAGAACGAGGACCCTACAGAAGACGCCGATATCGTAATCCGCCGGAAGTAGCATGCTTAACCCTGAGCGTGTCGAGTTGGTCCGGCTACGGCTGGGACTGACTAAGATCGGATTCGCCAAGTCGCTTGGCGTGGACCGCAAGACGCTGCAGCGTTTTGAGGCCGGGCAGCATGACTTGAGCCCTGAGTGTGTCGAGAAGCTCGTGCGGCTGTCTAAATATCCGCAAGCCTATTTTGAGAAGCCGGGTACTCCAGAATTGCCCAGCGCCGACGCGGTTAGCTTTCGGTCGCTTCGCTCTCTGACGGCGGCGCCGCGCAATGCAGCACTCGCAGCAGGAGCGCTCGCGTTCGAATTGGATGACTGGATTGCCGGCAGGTACGAGCTGCCCGAGCATTCCATACCGAAGGTAAACACCAGTGACCCACAGGAGGCCGCATTGGCCTTGCGCGCTCGGTGGGGCATTGGTGAGCGGCCGATCGGCAACATGATCAACATGCTGGAATCCCATGGCGTGCGAGTCTTCTCGCTTTCAGAAGAGACGCGGCATCTTGATGCCTACTCATTTTGGCGAAACGGTCGCCCCTACGTATTCCTCAACACGATGAAGACGGCTGAGCACAGTCGTCTGGATGCAGCGCACGAGCTGGGCCATCTAACACTCCATGCTCACGGCGGCCCAAGCAGTCACAGCGCTGAGCACGAGGCGAACACCTTCGCTTCGGCATTTCTAATGCCGCCCGGAGACCTGCTTGCCAATATGCCGTTCGTCCGACGCCTATCTGATTTGGTGAGGGGGAAGAAGCGCTGGGGGGTATCTGTTGCCGCCCTCGCTTATGCACTCCATAAGCAGGGCGTAATCTCAGATTGGCACTACCGGGGCTACTGCATCGAACTCAACAAAGCTGGGCGTGCCAACGAGCCGGACGCCATGGAGCCTGAGACCTCTCAGGTATGGCAGAAGATCCTGACTGACCTGTGGCGTCAGGGGGTCTCTACAGGTCACATCGCGCGAGAGCTTTGCATTCCAGAGCATGAGATCTCGAACTTGCTGTTCGGCATCGCCAGCGCACCGAAGACTGTCCCAAAGGGACGTCCTAGTCTGGAACTGATTGCTTGACGCCAAGCATTCGCCGCAAGCACTTGGCCCAGGATACAGACGTCGCTGGTTTTCAGTTTCCAATGCATACCAAGCTGACGGTGCAACACACGAAGATCCAGCCCGCAGTCCCCCTTGTCCGGTCACCGGCTTACAAGTCCTGTACTAATCCAGGGAGTCATGAGGTCTGGAGAGAATTGGCCGCAGAGAGAGCAAATAGAGCCCGCCGACACGAAACCACGTCAGGAGCTATCGCCGAAAAGACTGCGCCAATTGGGCTTTTGGCGCCCGGCCCGAGCCCCAGAGACTGTTCGCGGCCGGGGTAATGGCGGAGAGGAAGGGATTCGAACCCTCGATACGGGTTTACCCCGTATAACGGTTTAGCAAACCGCCGCCTTCGACCGCTCGGCCACCTCTCCGCGAGTCCGTAAGACCCCGGCGATCGATTTCCACGACGGATGCGCGGCGGTTCTAGCGGCGGGGGGTGGGCAAGTCAAACCCGGCCGCAGATTTTGCCGCAAAATCAGGCTCTTGGCGCTCCACGGGTGGCATGCGACGGTGCCCGGATGAGCACCCAGGCCCCCTCGTCGATCGAGATGCTGAAGCGTCTCGTGGCGTTCGATACCACCTCGCGCAACTCCAACCTCGAGTTGATCCAGCACATCCAGGGCTACCTCGGCGAGTTCGGCGTCCGGAGTACGCTGGTACCCAATGCCGAGGGCACCAAGGCCAACCTGTTCGCGACTATCGGGCCCGAGGCGGAGGGCGGCATCGTGCTGTCGGGCCACACCGACGTCGTGCCGGTCGACGGCCAGCCGTGGGAGACCGATCCCTGGACCTTGACCGAGAAGCCCGACGGCAATCTCTACGCCCGCGGCACCTGTGACATGAAGGGCTTCATCGCCGCCGCGCTGAGCCACGTCCCGGCGTTCCAGAAGGCGCGGCTCAAGGTGCCGATGCACTTCGCCTTCAGCTACGACGAGGAGATCGGCTGCCTCGGCGCGCACTCGCTCGCCGAGCGGCTGGTCGGCAGCGTGCCGCGGCCGCGCGCGGTGATCGTCGGCGAGCCAACCATGATGGGCGTGGTCAACGCGCAGAACGCCGGCGGCGGCATCGTCGCCACCTTCACCGGCTTCGAGGCGCATTCGTCGATGACCCATCTCGGCGTCAGCGCCATCCACTTCGCCGGCGACTTCATCCATTGGCTGAACGAGTTGCAGATCGAGCTGGCCGGACGCAAGCACCCTCACCTCGACACCGTGCCCAACCACACCACGATCAATGTCGGCATCGTCACCGGTGGCACGGCGGGCAACATCCTGGCGCGGGAATGCACGCTCAACTGGGGCTATCGCACCCTCCCCGGCGACGATCCGTGGGAAGTGCAGCGCCGCGCCGAGGCCTACATCGCCGAGCTGCTGCTGCCGAAGATGAAAGCCAAGCACCCCGACGCCAACATCGTGCTGAAGCGCCGCTCGTTCGTGCCCGGCCTGTTGCCGCAGGAGAACGAGGAAGCGGCCAAGCTCGCGCTGCAATGGACCGGCGGCAATCGCACCTATGCAGTGCCCTACGGCACCGAAGCCGGCATCTTCCGCGGCCACGGCATCCCCACCGTGATCTGCGGGCCGGGCGACATCTCGCAGGCGCACCAGCCAAACGAGTTCGTGGCCAAGTCGCAGATGGATGCCTGCGATGCCTTCCTGGGGAAACTCATCCGATGGGCCGAAGCACACTAGTAACTCCCTTGGCGAGCCGACGCCGGCTGCTGCAGTTCCTCGCCGCCAGCCCCTTGCTCGGCGGCGCCGAAGCCTTCGCGCAGGAAATCCAGCACCTGCCCGACCCGATGGTGTGGGGCCCGCGCACGCTCGACAAAGTAATCGACAGCCCGCGCCAGGCGCTCGACGTGTTCGACTTCGAGCTGGTGGCGCACAAGAACCTGCCGCCGGCGCATTTCGGCTACATGGCCTCGGGCGTCGACGACGACGCCACCCTGCGCGCCAACCGCGAGGGCTTCCGGAAATTCCATCTGCGGCCGCGCCGCCTGGTCGATGTCGGCTCGCTCGACACGAAGATGGAGCTGTTCGGCGAGACCTATGGCAGCCCGATCGTGGTGGCGCCGACCGGCTCCAATCGTGCCTTCCACGAGGACGGCGAAGTGGCCGTCTCGCGCGGCGCCAAAGCCGGCGACCATCTCACCATGCTGTCGACCGTCGCCACCACCTCGATCGAGGACGCGATCGCCGCGCGTGGCCGACCCGTGTGGTTCCAGCTCTACCCGACCGACAAGTGGGGAGTCGCCGAGGCCCTGGCCAAACGCGCCGAGAAGGCCGGCGCCGGCACCATCGTCGTCACCACCGACGTGCTGGCGCGTCAGAACTGGGAGACCCTGTATCGCCTGTGGCGCACCGACACGCGCGACTGCTCGTCGTGCCACGCCTTGAGCCTTAAGTCGTTCGTGCAGCGCAAGCCCAACTTCGACGGCATCGACCTCGGCGGCGTCAATACCACCGCGCACAGCACGCTCACTTGGTCGTTCATCAAGCGCCTGCGCGACACGGTGAAGACGCGCCTGCTGGTCAAGGGCCTGATGACGCCGGAGGATGCGAGGCTCGCCATCCAGGCCGGCCTCGACGGCATCGTCGTCTCCAACCATGGCGGCCGCGCCGACGACAGCGGCTCGACCATAGAGGCCCTGCCCGACATGCTGGCTGCGGTCGACGGCAAGGTGCCGGTGCTGGTCGATTCGGGCTTCCGCCGCGGCAGCGACATCGTCAAGGCGCTGGCGATGGGCGCCCGCGCGGTGTGCGTCGGGCGACCTTACCTGTGGGGCCTCGGCGCGTTCGGCCAACCGGGCGTCGAGCGCGTGCTTGGCCTGCTGCACGGCGAGCTGCGCGCCGCGATGACGCAGGTCGGCGCGCCGTCGCTGAAGGACCTGGTGCCGGCGATGGTGCGCCGCGCGTAGCGGTTAGTCCCTGCGCGCCGCCTCGAACAGGAACCAGGTGCGCTGCTCGGTCTCGTCGACCCAGTTCTC